AGTTCTTCGATGATGTACGCAAGGGTGCTTATCGTGGACGTGAGACAGAGCGCGACCGTATTGAACGCGATATCTTCGCCGCACAGCGCGAAAATCGCATTGTTGCAACTGGTTAAACGGAGCACTTAAATGGCGTTTCCTGTCGCACCCGGACGCCCCAACTATTCGGGTAATTTCATCCCCGAAATTTGGTCGGGTAAGCTGATCGAGAACTTCTATGACGCGACTGTTCTCGCAGCTATTTCTAACACGGACTACGAAGGCGAGATCAAGGGTCAGGGCGATACGGTCAACATCCGTACCACCCCGAACATCACGATCCGCGACTACGTCAAGGGCCAGAACCTTGTCGTGGAGAACCCGGACAAGCCGAAGCTCCAGCTTCTGATCGACAAGGGCGAGTACTTTGCTTGCGTCGAGGACGACATCGATAAGGTGCAGTCCGACATCAACCTGATGGATACTTGGTCTAAGGATGCTTCCGAGCAGATGAAGATCAAGATCGATCAGCGCGTGCTGACTGACATCCTGCCGGATATCGCCTCCATCAACCGTGGCGCTACCGCTGGTCGCATCTCTGCCGCCTTCAACCTCGGCACCTCTGCTGCTCCGCTCACCGTCACCAAGGACGGCGCGGTTGGTACGACCCCGGTCACCGATCTGATCGTTGACATGGGCACCGTGCTGGACGAGGCCAACTGCCCTGAGAGCGGTCGCTTCCTCGTGATCCCGGCCCGTATGGCTGGTCTCATCAAGAAGTCCGAACTCAAGGACGCTTCGCTTGCTGGCGACAACCAGTCCGTGATGCGCAATGGTCGTCTCGGCATGATCGACCGCTTCACGATCTATGTCAGCCACAACCTGAACGTCTCTGCGGGCAAGTTCAGCATCATCGCTGGCACCAAGATGGGCCTCACCTTCGCGTCTCAGATGACGGAGATGGAGACCATCCGCTCTGAAACCACCTTCGGTGACATCATCCGTGGTCTTCAGGTTTACGGCTACAAGGTCGTGAAGCCCGAAGCTCTCACGACTGCTGTCGTGCAGTTCTAAGGGGAGACCTGATCAATGGTTGCTTATACCGATAGCCTTGGCATCAATAAGGGCTCTACGGCCCTTCATGCCTCGTACACCAACCACTACACGGTGATGGATTACACCATCGACTTCGCCAAGATCGCTGCCGCGCGTACGGCTGCTGGCGCTACCGCGCTTGCTGCTACTGATACGCTCGTTCTTGCGACTCTGCCGAAGGGTTCCCTCATCCTCGGCGGCATGGTCAAGCTGCTGAAGGCGGAGGGTGCCGCCGGTACTATCGATCTCGGTATCACCGGCTCGCTTACGCTGTTCGCCAACGACTTCGATTGCAACACCACGCTCAACACGATTGTGGGTGCGACGACGGCCTCGGCGCTGACGGCTGACACCAACGTGGTTATGACTGTCAACACGAATAGCATGGACGTAGCCCGTGTGCTCCTGTCCATCGTCGTGGTTGACGTTCAGGCCAACCCCGGTTCGATCCCCAACGCAACGTAATGGCGGGGGCGTAAGCCCCCTCCTTTCATAGGAGAGAACCAATGGGTGTTTATCGCGGTATCGCGCAGGACAATGTGGTCATCACGAGTGGCCAGATTACTGCGCAGCGTATTCGCAATACGAACAACGTGCCGGTCACCAAGACCGCCTCGTTCACGCTTGGTGCAGATGAGAATATGGTCATCTGCAACGGTGCAGCCGCCAACGTTACGATCACCCTTCCGGCGGCTTCATCCGCTCCGGGTCGTACTGTTTGGATCAAGAACCTGTCTGGTACATATACGGTTGTGTCGGCCTCGTCTAACGTGGCTCCACAGAACTCGGCTACGGCTGGTACGGCTATTCTTGCTGCGTCTGCCACGGCTTGGGCGATGCTCGTCAGTGACGGAACGAACTGGGTCATCATGGCCTCGTAATGGTGGGGGCTTCGGCCCCCATCACTATTCTTTAAGAGGATCATATGCCGACTTCGC